TGTGATTTCATCAGGACTTGCTTTACCTGGGTAGTAAAACTTCTCATTTACACGATGAACCTCAATGTCTTCAACAGTAAAGCCAGGTTGCGTAATTTGCTTTGCAGCAAGAGTTAGACGGTCTTGAGAATCAAGACCAGGAACATTAGAGAGAGCTCCAGCGAATTGTGGGATTTGAATCTCCCAAGCATACGCCCGGAAGGATTCGAGTGCGTGGGAGAGACGGGGGCTGTCAGCTATTAGCTCAGCAGCTCTGTCTACGTAGTATTTTCCATTTGCCATGTTGTTTGTTTACCTATTATTATATAGTGTTATACACTAGCTGATTGATTTGTGAGATTGAGCTCGAATACCAAGATTTCAGCGGTCTTAGTAGGCTTGATAATAACCTTGCACCAAAGTTCGTTTCTATCAACGCGAAGGGGGGTGTTAGTAGTTGAATCACACGTTACAGAGAATTGAGTAATACCTCGTCTCTGTTGAATGTCAGCCAACGCTGGGTTGATGACGCTTCGTACGGCGTTCCAAGTGATGGGGTCGTTCGGCTCAAACACAAACCTACGGGCGGCTTGTAGTACAAGTCTGCGTAAGTAAATCATCAAGCGACGAACATTAATTCTGTCCAGAGCAGTAGATGCTGTTTTTTGTCCGTAAATAACAATTCCATCTTGGAGGAACTTGGTTACCGGGTTAACGACATTCCCAGGACCATAGAGAGCGTCTCTGTCGCCTTGGTTGAGTTGTACCTCAACATCAGTCGGCTTAGTCAGACGACCTCTACGCAAGCCAGCAGGGGCAAACCATGGGTCCGATACTTCATCAGTGAAGCACATCTGGCCGATAGCGAAGATTGACGGGTCGAACCAGGTATCCGCACCAGTGTAAGTATTAAAGGATTTTACCCACGGCCAGTATAGAGCAGCGTAGCTACTGTTTAGAGAGGTGGTTCTACCAGTTCCTTGACCGTTAGACCACGCAATAGCTTGTTGCGCACTTCTAAATCCTACAGGAGGAGATACAACCGCAATAAAGTTTTGAGTAGTTTCAGCTAAACTAACTAGTTCGTTTTGTACGTTCTGGTCAGTTACACCCGGAACAGCAGCCATAGTAACCGGAGTTGCTTCCGAGTCCAAAGCCCGAAGACCTTGGGCGGGAGTTTGGCCAATCAGCGCCGTTCTTACATCAGAGTTACTTATGTTACCTCCGTAATCCGAAGCATCGCCATTCTTACCTCCAGAAAGGTTGAAGTAAATGTTCTGGTTATTGGCAGTACCATCTAAAGAGAGGCAACGGAATGCATGTGCGGCGGTCCCGACTTCGCTGCCCTTACCCTTACCTATTTGGTAAGCGGTTGAAATCGTAGTACCTCCCGCAAAGGTGGTCGGCTCAGTCCAGGTATTAGTTCCAGAAGGTTCAATACTAGCATCATACTGGTAGAAGTTACCTTTCACGTACGGGGAGACAGCATTAACAAGTCCTTGGTTAAGAACGTCTTCCGGCCATAGGCTGGTTGCTGAGGCGGTACCAGTGGGCTTCCATAAACCCATATCGTAGCTTTCTTCCAGACCTCCCTCGGAATAGACGTTAGTTACGAAACGTCCTTGGTCGTTAGTATGGACAATATCTGCTTGAAGACCACGGTACTGTAACCCACCCGTTAAGTTCACTGCGGAGTAGTTATAACCTAGTCCTGGGTACAGGGAATTTATTTGATAAGCACCTGCTTGAGTCGCATCGACGTAATCAAGAAGAGCGCCCGAAGGTACGTTTCCAGTCCAAGCGTCATCATCATATCCCAACGCGGTGGCTTGCGCTGCTTCTAGTACACAGGCACTACCGCCGAAGAAGGTAGTAGGACCAGTCGCCATATCAGGAACAACAAAGAAAGGCTGGGCGGATACGGCTCCTAGACTGCTATCTGAGTCGATGGTTGCCGCAGCCGACCATATGAAGTCATTAACATCGAGTGGTTGGCCTGATAACCAAGTTCCAGTAAAATCAAATTGACCTCGGGCTCCGCCTCCAATGCTAAGAGAAGAGGAGATAAACGTGTTGATTGTAAGTCGTGAAGTGTTGCTCGCAGTTGCACCAGGTTCTTTTGCCACAAGCATACCACTTGTAGCGCCGTAACCACTAGGAATGAAGGAAACCGGTCCAGTAGTTGGGTTAACTGCCTCTCCAAGACCAGCCTGTAGGGCGTCCTGCCACAGGTCAGTGGTCATTCCAGTCGCGTTTAAAGGTGCTGGCATAGCAGCTAGTGCAGAAGCGTATGGGCGGTCGCGATAAGCGTAGAAAGTAGCGGTGTTCCCAACGGATACGCCGTTCTTATCCCAAGCATTCACATCAAACCTATAAGCTACAGTGCCATTTGCCAGTCCAGTAAAAGCACCCATGTTTACAGCCACGTTTGGGTGGGTCACCAAAGGAATAGTGTATCTAGCAGCTTTAGCTTCACTGGTCGCGGCGCGAACGTAATAAACTTGGTTAGTTTTTTGCAGAATCTCCAAAGCTGCATAAATACCTTGACCGCCATTCACTAGGTCAGGAGTACCAAACTCCCGAATCACTTGGGCAGGGTTGGTTAGGAGTGTTGGGGTGTCAACAGGACCGCGAGAAGCAAATCCTACCAAACCAACGATAGACGGATTGACAGAAGGAGCGTAATCAGATACGTCCTTTTCAATCGTATAAACACCAGGGGAAACGAAGTTAGCCATATTTTACCTTAAATTATGTTGAGAAGATGTCTTTTCTGAAGTTCCAGACAAAGGTCTGTGATTGATTTTTCTGGAACAGAAATCTTCTGTCCGGCAGATAAGCAGATATGTTCAAACAAGCGACCGGACTTTAGAACAATTTCTAAATCCTGTCCTGCGATATTTACAATTGTACGGTTCTTCATAAACTTCTTCCTCTTTAGTATTTAGTTAATTGAGGGGTAAAAAAAGTCGTATTTTTAAAAATTAACTAGGAGGAAGGGGGAGGTACAACTACAGTTTCTGAGCCAGAGGTAGAGAGGATAGAGGTTGAGGGGGTGCCAGTTCCAGAAAACGCGATATCGGTCTTCAGCTCTACGTCATATCGCATCTCTCTGATGGCTCCGTTGCTTTGAATCATGTACTTTCTGGTAGGCATCCATGTCTCTACTTCAAAGGTGACGGTTTTCTTGATGATTCGGTCTTCTCTATCAGGTACGGTCAAAGTAGAGTTGTCAGATACAGCGGTAATAAATGCTGGTGCGTTGGTGAGGAAATCGGTCCCTACTCTTAATTGAGGTCGAAACTTATTCATCACATACTCAATAAGCTGGTTCATGTCCTCCACGTACCTTGCCCATAAATTTAACTGGTAAGATACTTTAACAGCTTTAGGGGACATCGCTGCTACACGCGTGTACCTCATGCTTTTTTTGTCGCGAATCGTCCAGAACTCGATATCCGTATTAGGTTTTCTTCTTTCAAAATCTTCTACGGTGTCGGAGATAGCTAACGTCATTTGAGGTAGCGTTAGGTTACGAGTCTTGAAAAGCATCGCAATAGCTCTTTCATAGTTAGCATACGAAACCGTAACCGGCTGTACCTCGTTATCACTTCCTATGATTTGTGCGTCAGAAAAAATATTTAAAAGTTCTCTTGAGGTCTTTCTATAAAACTCTAAACTTCTAAAGTTTTTATTTTCTCTTTCAAAGATTTGGCGCTTGATAGCAAAAACATTGGATAGGCGCTTACCGTTATAAAACGTTTCCCTGGTACCATCCACCATAGGAGGATACCTATCATACGGAGGTCCAGATACTTCAACCATTAGTAAGTAGAGAATACGGCTGGCTCTTCAATCTCTTGTAGTAATTGATTTTCAAGCAGTTCCATCTCCCTTTGAGATTCTGCGATAAGTGCAGGACCGTTGAGTTGTGCGCCTCCTTGCGGAGATGGGAGAGTAGCGTACTTACCTCTAATCTCACCTAGAATACCTTTAGCAATAGCTAGAGTATACCTTTGGAGCCAGCTGATGAAGTAATGGTGCAGGGTGTCTGAGTTAAGACATTTATATTCAATAACTACACTTTCAGAACCACCGGCTGCTGGGGTGGGGTATACCATAAGATACTTGTTGTTTATGATTTGGAAAGACCCTTCTCGCCCCAGAATCTTTCTAATAGATTTGAGGTGCATCTTCATTAGGAGGAAATCGCTAATCGCAAAATCCTGGAACAGGAAGTTATCCTGGAAATACTTAATGAAGAAGTCCATCTCAAGGGACTGTCCAGCTAGGGGTACGCTCAGTAGAGATTTCTTGTAAGCAGCATACCTAAAGTTGTTTACGATAAACGATGGCATTTCGTACATATTCGCACCAGCCACAGTCTTAAAAGCACATAGTTGTGTACACCAATCCGGTGCGTGGTAGTCCAACTTACTTATCGCTTCGTCAATAGCCGTTAAGATTTGAAAGTCGTCAAGCTCAACTCGCACAACCGGGTAACCCAAACGTGATTTAACCCAGTCTTTAATAATCAAATAAAACCTATTAAACTCTACGTCCTCCGAAAAGTACCTACGATTTAATGAGTCGTAGGGAATATCCCCAGAAGGAGCCGTAATATTGGAAACGTTAGACCCTGCGCCATAACGGTCTACTAAAAAGGGTCCCCATTGGAAATTAGGTTTTACTGGTCCACTAGACATGCTACTATTATATATGGAAGAAGCCCAGCCAAAATAGCTGGGCTTCTTTTATTACTATACTAAGAAGTCTTAGTAGTTGTCGTAGGTAGTCGTACCCAGTGACGAAGCCTTCATGAACGGAGTCGTCAGGTAACGGCTATCAGCACCAACAATACGGATGATACGGTAGAACCTTGAAGCAGGGTTAATTTGAGCAGTCGCATAGCGAGTAATCAAGCCCTTTCTTGGTTGGAACGTTTGTGGGTCCGTGATAGTTGGACATTTGCAGTGGGATGTACGGAGCGTACACAAAGCCAGCATCCATCGGGGAAGCACCTTTGTAACCTACAAGCATCTCATCTTCAGGGTAGAGCGGGTCAACGTAAACATCGTACTGACCCATCCACTTACCTTTGTAGGTAATCGAGGCACCTAGTTGACCAGCTTCACCACTATCAATACCACCTTCTAGTTTAGCAGCAGACTGGAGCATCGCAGCCACGAATGGCGAACAGATGACGTAGTTTGCAGCAGAACGTAAAGTAGTTCTGTAGATGTCTA